TTGAGGTTTAATTATACCACAAATATAACCCTTTGAAAAATCTTTAAACACACTACAAAATACATAATAATCACATTTTTGGTTTGTATTCCAGTTGAATATTGTTGCATTGTAAAATGGCTTGGGCAATACATTTCTCTCTTTAGTCTTTACTTCTAGTTTGTTATCATTATATTTTAAATCCCATTGATATGTATTGGAATCACCAATATTAAAATAAGATTTTACTAACTCCTCACCTAAAAATCCTATCATATTACCACCACCCCCACGGACACTTCCTTTAATTACACCCATATCATTTGATTTTATAGTTGCATTTTCTTTCATTTGTTGAGTTATCTGTATCTCTTTAAACATTATTCTATACTTGACTCCTTTATTGCCATTTCCAGCTCCAATCTTGACCTTTTGTTTACCTTGTCCTTCCAAAGTTCCTTGCATTCATAGTGCCAAACATCTACCACTACCCACCCATTCCATTCAAGCATAAGTTTCTGTATGTTGTCTATTGTAGCCATTCTTGCACTGGAGTGATGTTTGTCCTGCACCCTTATTGCTAGATAATCAAATGGTGTAATCACTACTATATCTATTGTTTCCTTCAACTGTCTCTCACTAAATGTTTCCAAGTATTCTTCAGTAACCATGGTTGATAATTTGACCTGAGTAAGATATTCACAAGCCCCACCAAACATATCCTTGACTATCTCCAATGCAGCCACCTCTCCCTGTCCTATCATTTCCATTATTTACTCTCCTTTACCACTTTGAACAGTCTTTCCAGTTTATCCAACTTGAATCGTTTAAGTTTCTCTACAAGCGTGTGATGACCCTTACAAAGGAGGGCAAAACGGTTTGGATCTTTGTCAACTATTGGCAATATGTAGAGATTGTAGTCGTAAGTGGTTTTAAAATCCTTGTATATTTTCTCCCCCTCAATGTATCGTTTGTGATGAAAAGTGAAAAACTTGCCATATTTCTTATGACATACCTTACATTTTAAATCAAACTGCTTCTTTGCAGCTATCTTTCTCTTAAGATTGTCACTCTCTTCCTTCTTACTCGACATTGGACATGCCTTTTGCATCCAAAATATATTCAGCATCTGCCATAGCATGTTCAGGAGAGTCTATCATTCTTGCAAGTCTTTTCTTACCACTCTTCTTAAAGTACAACCTGTATGTACTTGCATGTGCCACTACGTTACCACCTATTGGTTTGATTGGATCACCAAACATCATACTTGGATCACTTTGTACTTGGTTAGTAAATACTACAGCACATCTAAAGTAAAATGATATGTTTTTGATATGACTCATAAGCCTTGCTATCTGCATCTGTCTTTCTGCTAAAGTTCCTCTGCCTAAATATTCTTCCCTAAACTGTCCTATTGCACCATCTAAAATAACTAGTTTAGGTTTCTTATTATCTAAAATTTTACTTAATCCGTTAATTGTACCCATAAGTTGTTCTGTATTTGGGCAGTATAGGTAGGTGATTTGATTAAGATAACCACCTATCTCTTCGTCATCCTCTGCATACTCTCTTGCCTTTAACATCTCAGCAAGTCTGTTTGGCTTGAACGTGTCTTCACAGTCTATCCAAACTACATTGTTTCCATCATGGATAGTCTCAACTGTAAGAGAGTTACAGAATTGTGTTTTACCTGCTCCAAACTCCCCATAGACTTCATATGTTGCTTCTGGTCTAACACCACCGCTGATAAGATTATCAACCTCATCACATTTTGTTGAGATGACAGGATATGCTTTTTGATACTCCCACAAGTCAGTGGTACTCATATCACTTCTTCTGATAAGACCGTTTTCTTCCAACAACTTTTGTGATTGAAATACCCAAGAGTCACAGGTTGGTTTTGCCACACCTGTAATTTCTTTAATCTCCTGAGAACCTCTAATACAAAGGTCTATGAGTGAGGTTACACCGAAGGTCTCTAGTTTTTTCTGAGTTACAGAACCCACACCTTTAAGCTGGTCTACTCCCATTTCAACTGGAGTCTGAGTTTCGTCCAGTGCTTCTTCTGACTCACTAGAGTCGTCTTCAATAACCATCACATTATACTAACTAACATACTCCAATATTAATCTTACTACATTCTTGTATGTGTGCCGTCACTGTTGAGTTTTAACACCTGTGTCTCCCATTTTGATATGGTTGACTCTGCCTTTTCCTTGGACATACCACTATTAATCAGTGCCTTCTCAAACTCTCCAAGTCTTACATTACCTTCTACATTCTTGCAGGAGTTCCATACAGTTAGTATATCATGTTCCTTTACCGACTTGCCGTCAACAAATATTTGGGTTTGTACACCACCTTGACTAATACTGCTACCAAATGATTCATATTGTTTTTCAAGTAATAATTTTATGATATTAATATATACTGCTACCAAATGATTCATATTGTTTTTCAAGTAATAATTTTATGATATTAATATCACTTACATCAACCTCTTCCTTNAAATGTAGTTTTGCATATGCCATACTAAGTCTTACTATTGCCTCAAGTTGTCTTGTTCCGATTGGAATATCACTCTTGGAACTTACTTTTCTCATCCTTTCATAAATATCTAATAATGATTTTTTGGCATCCTCAGTAAGTTTTGGTTTAAATGATTTTGCATAGTTTAAATATTTTGACAAGTCATCCTGTTTCAAATAACAATCACCATCCATAGACATTTCAAATGAATTTAAGATATGGTTTGCCTTCATACGGTCACTTGTCATACTTACCTTGTCCTGTATGAGCCAGATCAAGTCAAACCTGCTTAGGAGTGGTGCTGGTATATTTATATTATCTCTTAGAGAGTTGTCACTGTCATACATACCCCACTTTGGATTGGCTGCTGCAAGTACACTTGTACGACTTGGTAATGTCATTGCAATTCCTGCCTTTGCTATACTTACTGTTTGTTGTTCCATTGCCTCATGCATTGCACTTCTGTCATCTTCACCCATCTTATCAAACTCGTCTATACATGCAAGTCCACCATCACACATTGGCAATACCCCTGCTTGTGCAATACTTCTACCATCACTCATCTTTACGATTCCTATGGTTAATCCTGCTGCTGATGAACCCCTGCCACTGGTGTAGATTGACTTTGTAACTAACTTACTTGCAAATTTTAACAACTCACTCTTTGCCATACTTGGATCACCTATTAAAAACAGGTTAATATCCCCCCTCTTTTGAGTCTTAACTCCACCTGCCAACTGCAACAGTATGCTTAACTTAATATCATTGTAGCCAAATATTGCTGGTGCGAATGAACCTATTATTTTATCTATAAATCCATCCTGTTTTGAATCACTTTTAAGTTGTTTAATCTCGCTCTCATCTGGCAACGTTGGTTTGTTTTCATCCATATCCTGAACTGACATAATGTCTATAAACACTTCATGTTCATTTTTCTTAAAGTCAACAGCAGTTCTAAACAGACCTGTAATCAACTTCTTTTGACCTACATATGATGTTCTAACCAATTTACCTACCAGTTTACCTGTAAATATGACTGGTGAACTCTTTTTACTCTTATCCATAGGCTCCTGCATTAATATAGTCTGTATATCATCAGTAATCATCTCGCTGGTTCGTATCAATGTTTTAGCCTTTTTACATGATGGGTTGGAACATACTGGTACAATTATAGTTCTATCAATGGTACATTTCTCATCATATTCATTGCCACAAAGAGGACAGTCAAATTTAGCCTCTTTAATATAAGATTTTGGTGAATCAGTTGCCAATACCTGACACTCAAATGTAACTGTAGTGTTCTCATGTTTGGTGTTAATATCATGCATGTTCATCAACAGTTCACCAATAAGATTGATTTTAACTGCTTCAAATGAGGAACGAATTAATTCCAAATTACCATCTTTATGTGACTTTACATGATAAATAGCCTCACGTAATGAATCTAAAAAATCATTTGGATATTGTAAATATATGTCTATGAATCCTTTTTGTGAAGGGTTTATTGATATTTTACTGTTTGGTCTAAGAGTATCTATAACATCAGTATATCTGTTATCTATTAATGCTTGTTTTAAAACATCTATCTTTGCTGAGTCAGTATACTCTACTGATTTTTCATAATCGGTCATACCCTACTCTCCAACTCCATTCTCAATTTATTTGCAAGTTGTGATATTCTTTTGTTTGTTTTTATCAAGTCGTCATTTGACATGTCCTTGATACAGTCGTGCCACAAGTCAATCCTGTCCATGACTCTAGGGTATTTAGAGTTACTTACTTTTTTATAACTTTTTACATATTCATCCAGTGCTATTGCCAGAAACAGACTGAATGATGTATGCTTTGGTCTAAGAGTATCAAACGATTCAAATATTGGTCTTGTACTTGGACTGATTGATATTGCTGTTATCTTTGAAAACTTCACAAAGTTATATAACATTGAGGATATATATGTGTATCTGAAAAAAATAAGGATATTTAGAGAGTGTAGTACAGAAAAAATAAAGTTATATAATTATATAACATTGTTGTGACTAGAAAACATGAAGTTATATAACATATTCGTGACTAGAAAGTTATTTAATTATTTAACTTATAATTTCGGTAAGAGTGGAAAAAATAAAAAATATAGTTGTTATTACTGTTTAAACAGTAACTTGTTCTGATTCTAACCAAGTTCTAATTCCTTGATTCTCTAGTTTTTGAACCATCTGT